AGGCGGTTGCCGCGCCCTGGTCGCTAATCGCAACCGGACCACCGGCAGCTTCCGCGCGGTCAAGAACCCATTTCACGGCGCGATTGGTCAGATCGGCGAGGCTGATTTCGCTGCCGATGCCGATTGACGCCGACGCGAGCTTGGCGCCATCTTGGCTCATCTCTCCGAATTGGACGACCTCCGCATAGCGACTTCCGGCCGGCGGGTAGAACTCGAACACCGATAGCGGATGCTGATCGTCGGGGATTGCGTGGAAGCCGTTTTTGCAGACCTCAATCGGTCCGGCGACTTCGTAGGCCTCGCCGATTTCGAACTGAAAGCCGCGACACCGGAAATTCGCGTCGAATCCCTTGATGCCCCGGATCGTCGGGGCCGCTTCCTCTGCCGGCGCGACATCCGATGATGTTGCCGCCGCCGCCTTCTTTCCACGCTTCGCCATTTCCCGTCCTCCATCCGCCCGGCAGCGCCGGGGTGATGGGGACGTGATAGCACCACTAGCATTTAAGCGCAAGGAAAATGCTAGCCCAGCTAAAAATTATTTGCTAGGATTAAGTTCGACGGATCAGGAGGATGGAACAATGGCGAGTAGCCTCAGGAAGACAATCGCTTCCGAAGGTGATGCGAGTCGGCGGCCCATGAAAGGCGCCGATCTCCTGCCGCCTATACCGTTCGATATTAGGCCGAACCCAAGGGCGATGATCGGAACAGTGCTCTTGCAGTTAGGCGGTTCGGGTCCAAGATCCGCTCTCGCAAGAGCTCTAGCGCGCTTGCTACTTCTTCTCGTCCCGCCGCGCGATAGCCGTTGATGTTCTTTTCGTAATTCTCGGCGAGCTGCGCTGGGGATGTCAGATCATGAGCAAATAGTACCTCTTGCAGGCATTCTACGGCAACTAGAAGACCGTAGAATTCTTCGCGTGAAATGAGGCTATCAGCGGCTTTCATCATTATTTTCCATAGCCTTAGCTAGCCTTTTTAAGCATCACCTCAACGACGCGAACGACTTCCTCTTTCTTTTCGGGAGGAGCTTTTCGCAATTGGTCTTCGAGTGACCAGACAGCACCGTCTACCAGAGGATTGCGAATAAGAAGATCGGCGGGATTACAGCTTAAGGCATCAGAAAGTGCCTCAAGCATCGGCTGGGTGTAGTTAATTTTGCCTTGCTCAAGCTGCGAGAGATTGCCGTGAGTCACGCCAATTCTTTCCGCCAAGCGCTCTTGAGTGTACCCACGGAACTTGCGCCACTGCCGAATGAAATGGCGCGGTCCGTTCTCCTTAAAACGCGTCTGAACCTTAGTCATCGCGCCATTATGAGCAGCGCAAGATGACGTGCCAGACAGAGCTGCTAACAAATCGCTTGTCATAGAACGCCAGCGGTGCTATCACTGCCTCATGTTCGATCTTCATGCAGCTCTCAATGCGGAGCGCGGTCTTCGCATGAAAATCTCCCGCGAATTGGGGATTACGCACGGCGCCATTTCTCAATGGCGGCGCGTTCCGGCTGAGCGCGTGCTCGACGTTGAGCGCGTGACGGGTATCTCCCGCCATGACCTTCGTCCCGATCTCTACCCCCGCGACACTCCGGACCAGGCCGCATGAATGCCATGTCGGACAAATCGGGCAATGGAAACCGGTCGGCAGGGTTAACCGGACATTCGCTCGCGATCGATCTGTTTTGTGGGCTTGGTGGATGGACTGATGGTCTACTGGCGGAGGGCTGGGACGTAGTTGGCTTCGACATCGAGCGGCACGAATACGGCGAGCACCGTTATCCGGCGCAACTCGTCATCCAGGACGTTCTGACGCTGCATGGTTCGCAGTTCCGCCGTGCCGATCTCATCGTCGCCTCGCCGCCCTGCACCGAATACAGCTACATGGCGATGCCGTGGACGCGCGCGAAGCGCATTGGAGCGGCGCTCAAGGGCGATGGCGATTTCCCGGAAGGCTACCGCGGATCGCGGACCGTGGCCGATCTGAACTGTCTGTTCGACGCCTGCTTCCGTATCCAGCGCGAAGCCTGCGAGGCCGCCGGGCGGCACATCCCGCTGATTGTCGAGAACGTCAAGGGAGCGCAGCCATGGGTCGGACGGGCGCGCTGGAATTTCGGCAGCTTCTACCTTTGGGGCGACGTGCCAGCGCTCATGCCACCGGTCTCCTCCCGAAAATTCAATCCGGATCGCGTCAATCACCCGTCGAAGAACAACGGCGGTTCTTGGTTCAGCGTCGCCCACAACAAGGCGAGCGGGTCGGGCAACAATCCGGATGGGCGGAAGACGAGCGCTCACCCCAATCGCTGCGATGGCCACGACCATACGCGCCATCTGACGAACCCGGCGGAGCATGGCGTCAAGCATCACGCGACCGGCGCCGTGTGGTTCGACACGGGACCGGCCGCTCTTCCATCGGGATCGTCGCGCCGCAAGGCCGCGTCGGCGATGATCGCCAAGATTCCTGAACCGCTCAGCCGATGGATTGCCGTTTCGTTCAAGCCGATTCCGATTGCGGATGGCGAGGTGGAGGCATGACTGTTTACTCCACACCAGGAGGACAAAATGCCCAACCAATTTGAGCTTCGCGCGGTCGCGCGTTGGGGCTGCCGGACCCTCTCCGGCATTCTGCGTCATGACTTGTCTTCCTCCGTTCGATGCCAGACTGAGGCGGGCGCCGGCCTCGCGCCGGTTCCCGCCTCTTTTTCGGAGGCGACCGCATGACGCCCGCTATTGCGCGTCTCAGAGGCCGAGACGCAGGACCTGAGCATTCGTCCGCCCACTCCTCCCGGGCGGATGAAGACGGGCGGGGCAGAGCGCCTCTTGCCCTGCCCGCAGATGACCGGCGGGGTGCTGAACGCCCCCCGTCTCCCGCCCCGCCGGTCATCCTGACATTGCCCGTCCCGCCGTCCGTCAACGAGATGTTCTCCAACAAGGCCGGCCGCGGGCGGATCAAGACGCGTGCCTATCTGGATTGGCGCGGCCATGCGGCGTGGCGCATCCGGGAACAGCGTCCGCCGAGGATCGATGGCCATGTCGTCATCTCGCTCGCCGTCGAGCGCGTCTCCCTGCAGGCCGATATCGACAACCGCGTGAAGGCGATCTTCGATGCACTGGTTGCCGCCGAGGTGATCGCCGACGACCGATTCGTCGTCGGATTCTGCATCGCATGGTCGCCGCCGGCCTCCCGCCTGGCGCGGGTCATGATCCTGCCTGCCGGCAATTATGATTTCCAATTCCAGCTCGCCAAGGAAGGCACCAGTGGCGGCTGGTTTATGACGGTGCCCCATCCTGAACAGGAGATCGCCTGATGGCGCTCAGCTTGAAAGACCTGAGGACGAAGTCGGCCGTCCAGCCGCCGCGCTTCCTCATTTACGGCCCGCCCGGCCTCGGCAAGACGACGCTCGCCACCGAATTCCCGCGGCCGATCGTCATCGACGTGGAAAACGGGCTGCCGCCCGGCGTCGATGTCGCCAATTTCGGCGATCTCTCCGGCTACGACGCGGTCATGGAAGCGCTGATGGCGCTCTACAACGAGGACCACGATTTCGGAACCGTCGTGATCGATACGCTCGACCGGCTGGAGCCGATGGTATGGGCCAAGCTCTGCGAGATGCACAAATGGGCATCGATCGAGACGCCCGGCTACGGCAAGGGCTATGTCGAGGCCGACAAGCTCTGGCGCGAGCTTCTGGACGGCCTCAACGCGCTCCGGCGCGACAAGGGCATGGCCGTAGTGCTGATCGCGCATTCGACGATCGAGCGCTTCGACAGTCCGATCAGCGCACCCTACAGCCGCTATGACATCCGCCTGCACAAGCGGGCGCTGGCCATGGTGCAGGACGAGGTCGACGCCATCCTGTTCGTCAACCAGGATGCGACCGTGAAGTCGGAGGATGCCGGCTTCAACAAGAAGGTCAATCACGCCGAGGGCGGCGGCAATCGCTGGGTTTACTGCGAGGGGCGCCCGGCCTGGACAGCGAAGAACCGCTTCGGCTTCCCCGACAAGTTCCTGTTCACCAAGGGCAAGGGGTTCGATCAGATCGCGAGCTTCCTTTCCGGCGAGCCGGCTGACCGGAAGGAGGCCGCGTGATGGGCAATCTCGGCGGAACCTTTGATCCCAATGCAGTCCCACCCTCGGAATTCGACACGATCCCGGCGGGTTCCTACCACGCCCAGATCATCGAAAGCGAGGTCGTCCCGACCAAGGCCGGCGACGGGAAGATACTCAAGCTGACATGGGAAGTCGTCGCCGGTGCATTCGAGCGGCGGAAGGTGTTCGAGAACGTCAACATCCAGAACCCGTCCGCCAAGGCTCAGGAAATCGGCCAGCGCCGCCTTGCCGATATTTGCGAGGCAACCGGCGTCGGAGCGATCTCGGATTCGGATCAGCTCCATTTCCGGCCGTGTCTGATCCGCGTGGCGATCGAGACGGACCCGAACTATCCCGACAAGAATGTCGTGAAGTCGGTCAAGGCGATCGCCGGCGGCACCAGGACGCCCCCGCCCGCGGAAGCTTCTGCCGCCCCGCCTGCCTCGCAGTCGCCGCCGGCGAAGGCGGCCGGCAGTCGGCCCTGGTCCCGATGACGGCGCGTCCGGCGGGCGCGGCCTAGCAAGCGAAGCCCGCCGGACGCTCTCCACTCTCAACCGATGAAGGCATCGAAGGAGATGCGAACGATGACACGCGCCTATACGCATGGCAATGCGAACCGCCATCCCGTTGACCAGCTCGCCGATGTGCGCGAAAGCCTGAAAGCCCTCAAGGACCGCGAAGAGGATCTGAAGGCCGAGGTTGGCCGCCTGATGGGCGCGGCCGACAGCCTCGGCGGCGACGAGTATATCGCCACGCAGGCGATTTCGGAGCGGAAGGGCGGCCTGGACGAAAAGGCCATCGCCTCCCGCCTCGGCGTCGACAATCTCGACGGCTTCCGCAAGCCGGCGACGACGGTCGTGACGATCCGCGTCGAGCGCCGCGCGACCGAGGCGGCTTGAGCTATGGCCGCGCTTCCAGAAATCGTCTCGCCGACGATTGCCGCCATTGAGGCGGCGGTCGAGGTTGCAGAGCCACGGACCGATGAAGCGGTCATTCGCGCCTCGTCCATCGGCGATCCGTGCGAGGCGCGGCTCTGGTTCAAGTTCCGCTGGGCGCATCCGCCGGAGAAATTCTCCGGCCGGATGCTCCGTCTGTTCGAAACCGGCCGCGTCGAGGAAGCCCGCATGATCGGATGGCTCCGCATGGCTGGCATGACCATCGCTGAAGTCGACCCGGAAACCGGCCGACAGTGGGAGATCGCCGCCCTTGACGGCCACTTCAGGGGCCACACGGACGGCGAGGGAACCGGCGTCGTCGAGGCTCCCGTCACGCCGCATCTGATCGAGTGCAAGACGCACAACGCGAAGTCCTTCGCGCAACTCGTCAAGCACAAGGTGGCCGTCGCGAAGCCCGAGCATGTCGCCCAGATGCAGGTCTATATGCACGGGCGCGGACTGACGCGTGCCCTCTACATCGCCAAGAACAAGGACACGGACGAACTCCATGTCGAGCGTGTCCGCTACGACGCCGCCGCCGCCATGATGCTTATGGCGAAGGCCGAGCGGATCAAGGCCGCTCATGTCCGCCCGCCGCGGTACAGCGATGATCCCGATTATTATCTCTGCCGATCATGCGCTGCCCACGCCGTCTGCCATGAAGGTGCCTTCGCTCGCCGGAACTGCCGGACGTGCCTCCATTCGTCCCCGATGGCCGGCGGCAAGTGGCGGTGCGAACGCCACGAGCGCGACCTGAGCTTCGCGGATCAGCAATCCGGCTGCGCCAATCACCTCTTCCTGCCGACGCTCGTCCCCGGCGAGCAGATCGACGCCGCGGCTGAACATGTCACCTATCGGCTCAGGAGCGGGGCCGAATGGTGCGACGGGCTTCCGGCCGATGCCCAGAAGGAGCCGGCATAATGGCGCGCGACTGTCTCGAATGCGGCGGGCCGATTGCCCGCACTGCCGGCGTCAAGAAGGAGTTCTGCTGTGCCGCCTGCCGGAAGTCCTTCGGCAATCGGCGGGCTATGAGGGGGGCGTTGATCTACGACCTCTTCATGGCGACCCGCTATGAGCGCGAGAAGGCCGCCAAACTCGATCTGTGGACGATGCTGTGCCGGGCCGGGCTTCAATTCCGGCAGGAAGACGATCGCCGCCGCAATGGCCGCCGATCCTGGCGGTCTCCCGAAGAAGTCGTCCAGGACAATCTTCCGCTGACTGCTGAAATTCTGACGAAGCCGCACCGCGTCGGCCGTGGCGGTCTTGGTCAACCCGCGTCGAGAGGTGCGTGATGGAAAAGTTCGTCTGGACGGAAGAAGCAATTGCCACCCTTCGCCGGCTGCACGCCGAAGACCTGTCTTTCGCGAGGATCGCCGACGAAATCGGAGGCGGCGTCACGCGTAATGCCGTGATTGGCAAGGCCAAGCGCCTTGGACTGCCGGAGCGCCGGCTCAAGGAAACAAGCGGCAAGCGGCAGCCGCGAAAGATGCGGCCGAAGCCGCGCCGGCCGGGCATGGTGCGGCCTCCGATCATCAAGGTTACCCCTTTACCTTCTCCGTCTCCCGAGCCGCCCGATTGCGATCCCATCTCCCTCATGGCGGCCGGATTCGGCCAGTGCCGTTTTCCGGTCCGCGACTTCAAGGGAGCGGATGAACCGTTCTTCTGCGGAGCGCCGTCCGATACCGAGCACAGCTACTGCGCCTGGCATCGGAAGATCGCGGCAGGGCAGGGAACGTCAAGCGAGCGCAAGGCCCTGGATACGCTTCGGAGGGCGGCGGCATGACCGACCTTACGGCCTATCGGGAACTCTGTGCCGCCAAGAAGCCGAAGGCCTTGGCGGCCGGCTTCCGGAAGCTGCCCAGGCTCAACAAGACGCTGTTCGATCATCAACGGCATGGCGTTGAGTTCGCACTCCGCGCCGGGCGCGCCGGCTTGTTCTACGACACCGGTCTCGGCAAGACGGCCATGATGCTCGAATGGGGACGCTGCGTCGTCGAGGCCGAGAACAAGCCGGTTCTCATGCTCGCCCCGCTCGCCGTCGCCTCGCAGCATGTCCGCGAAGCCGAACGGATGGGCATCGATGCCGTCGCCCGCCGTTTCAGCGGCGATCTCGGCAAGCGGATCGTCATCACCAATTACGAGCGGCTTGAGCATTTCGACCCCGCCGATTTTGCCGGCGTCATCCTGGACGAAAGCTCGATCCTCAAGAGCTTCACCGGCGTCACGACGCGGAAGCTGATCGAGGCATTCTCGAATACCCGCTTCCGCCTCGCCGGAACCGCAACGCCGGCTCCGAACGATCACACCGAGCTTGGCCAGCATTCGGCGTTTTTGGGCGTGATGCCCTCCAACGAAATGCTGTCCCGATTCTTTATCACCGATCAATCGGAGATGGGGCGGTATCGTCTCAAAAAACCGGCTTTGAGGCCATTCTGGGACTGGATTGCGAGCTGGGCGCGATGTGTTTCCAAACCGTCCGACCTCGGCTTCTCCGACGATGGCTTCGTGCTTCCGCCGCTCGATATTCGTCGCCACATCGCCTCCGCCGACCGGACAATCGATGCCGGCGAGGAAAAGGACGGACAGGGGCGGCTGTTCCGGATCCCCGACCGGTCGGCGACCGCCATCCACAAAGAGAAGCGACTGACGGTTCAGTCGCGGGCCGAGATCGTCGCCAAGCTTGTCGCCGACGCCGGCAGGCAGCCGATCTGCATCTGGGTCGATACCGACTATGAAGCCGACGCGGTCAAGGCGGCCGTCACGCAGGCCAAGGAAGTGCGCGGCTCGATGCCCGTCGATCGCAAGGAGGAAACGCTGGACGCCTTCTCAAAAGGAGAACTTCAGATCCTCCTGACGAAGCCGTCCATTGCGGGCTTCGGCCTCAACTGGCAACACTGCCACACAACCATCTTTGCTGGCGTCAATTTCTCCTACGAAAGCTTCTATCAAGCCGTCCGCCGCTTCTGGCGGTTCGGGCAGAAGAGCGCGGTGACGGCGCATGTCGTGTGCGCCGACACGGAATTGGAAATCGCCGCGACTGTCGCTCGAAAATCCGGCGA